CGATAGTGGAACTACATGGTTAAGTGAAAATGCAGAGTTAAGTCTTTTATATGGTTCTTTAATAGAAGCATATATTTACATGAAGGGTGAACAGGATGTAATGGCTATGTACGATAAGCGTTATCAGGAAAGTCTTGCAGGATTAAAATTGTTAGGCGAAGCAAAAGAAACAACGCAAGACTATCGTGTCGGGCGTGTGATCTTGCCGAAACAGTAAGGAAAAAACATGGCTATATCGCAAACAACGTGCACGAGTTTTAAGGTAGAACTTTTAAAAGCAGAACATAACTTTTCTTCGCACACGTTTAAACTCGCCCTGTACACTAGTTCCGCATCATTAGGTGCGGACACAACAGCGTATAGCACTTCTAACGAAATTACTAATACTTCTGGCTCTGCTTATTCTGCGGGGGGAAAAAATCTTACTGTGACATCTACTTTTCCAAAATCCTCTGGGACAACCGCTTTAGTTGATTTTGGCAATGTTTCATGGGACAGCGCAAGCTTTACAGCGCGAGGAGCTTTGATCTATAACTCTTCCGCTTCCAATAAAGCAGTTGCTGTGTTAGACTTTGGAAGTGATCGCGTAGCTAACAATGATACTTTTGAGGTTCAATTTCCAGTATCATCTGCTACAACTGCCGTAATTAGAATATCATAGGAGTTTACGTATGGCTAGTTTTACAAAGGTAAACGATTTCGTCGTGAACCTCGCAAATACAATGGACTTGGACGGCGATACTTTGATCGTTGCCTTGTCGAACACTGATCCAGCCTCTGGCACAGACATTCGGTCAGATGGCAATGGCATTTTAGCTAATTGCTCGCAGATAAGTTATACAAACTTGTCCTCAAGAACTTTACAGAATGTTACAAGTACGCAATCAAGCGGAACTTATAAATTATCTGCAGACGATTTAACGCTTACAGCATCAGGAGGTTCGGTTGCGGCCTTTCGATACATAGTAATTTTTGATGATACGGTGACCTCTCCTGCAGATCCAGTCATTGGTTACTATGATTATGGTACGTCTCTGACCCTTAATGATGGCGATACGTTTACAATCGACATTGGAACAAATGGAATTTTGACACTCACATAAGGATAATGCGGAGTGGCAAAGCTTTTTAACAGAGCTAAAATGACCACTGCCAGCACTGGGACTGGCACGGTTACTTTAGGAAGCGCGGCTACGGGCTTTCAGACATTCGCTAAAGCGGGAGTGTCTAATAGCGATGTTATTCAATATGTAATTGAGGAAGGTGCAAATTTTGAGATAGGCACCGGAACTTATTCGTCCTCTGGCACAACGCTTACCCGCACTCCGTCTGAAACAAGTGAGGCTGATGGCACAAGTGCCATTACACTGGCGGGTGATGCTACTGTTTCTGTTACCGCTATAGCAGATGATTATAACAGACTTCAAAACGCAGGCTCTACTAAAGTTGAAACAAGCTCTACTGGAATTTCAGTAACTGGGAATATTGTTGTTTCGGGTAGTGTTGATGGCAGAGATGTTGCGGGAGACGGTGTAAAACTGGACACTGTAGAAACTTCTGCAGATGTAACAGACGCCACAAATGTAGGTACATCTCTCACCGCATTTCCTACAGATACTGATGCAGCTTCTTCGGATCTTCTTGCCGTCTATGATGTTACCGCCTCTCGTTGGGAAAAGCAGACTATTGCTAATACTGCCCTACAAGGTCCCACCGGACCCACGGGACCTACTGGTCCCACGGGTCCCCAAGGGCCACAGGGTGATACTGGACAGAAAGGACAAAAGGGAGAGAAAGGACAAAAGGGTCAGAAAGGCGAAGTGGGAGGCACCGGACCAACCGGACCAACTGGTCCCACCGGACCAACTGGTCAAAAAGGACAAAAAGGCGAAGTGGGAAGCACCGGACCAACTGGTCCTACAGGTCCTACAGGGCCCACTGGTCCTACAGGTCCTACAGGTCAGAAAGGGCAAAAAGGTGAGAAAGGAGAAAAGGGTCAGAAAGGTGAGGTAGGAAGCACGGGCGGAACCGGTCCAACTGGCCCTACCGGTCCCACTGGCCCTACCGGCTCTACGGGATCTCAAGGCGCTACGGGTCCTACCGGTCCAACTGGCCCTCCCGGTCCTACCGGTCAAAAGGGTCAGAAAGGGCAAAAAGGCGAGCCGGGAAATACTGGCCCAACGGGT